TATACTTCCATCCTCAACAAAGTTTTCTGCTCTAGCAACACGGTCAATTGGTGGTGCTAGTTCTAATGCACTACTTACTAATAAATCTATTTTAATAATATCATTATTCATAACACGTGCTCGTGTTTCGAGCATGCTTATAATGTTTTCGGTGGACGAAATCTGACCCAGTACAGACTCAAAAATATATTTTAAGGTCAGATAGATAAAGAAAGCCATCACTACCGCAGTCCCGATAGGGATTCCGACTTCACTTAAAAATTGAAATATGTCCATACGACTATTTATAGATATGGACGGTTGGAAGTTGTATTTAGGGCAGAATAATTTCCACCCTTAATACTTATTTTTTTCTGATTTGTTTGATAATCTCAGACTTGGTTTTGGAAGGTGTAACAACAATGTTGTTGTTTTCCGCAAACTCAATAAGTTCTTTTTTAGTAAACTTCATAAGTTTGTTAGCAGAAGGCGCTTTAAAAGTTGGTTCTTCTGCAGGTGCTGGTGGTTTACCCACTGCACTATCAATCCAACCATACTTATCGTTTAAAACGAATAGTACAGGTACTGCGATAATCAAAAGTATCACCCACGTAGATAGTTCCATGATATTCTCCATTATTTAATTATATTTATTACACTAAATTCTCTTCTTTGCAAAGAGTATAAATTCCATAAGCTAAAGCGGGCCAAGCCAATAGTTTAACAATCGGTGCAGCTACGAGCACTAACACTGATATTGCTATAATCGTAGCACCGTCCCATGAGGTACGTTCTCCGATTCTTGATTTTACCCAACTCATTACTAAATCTAGTTTTGCTTTTAACATAGATTCTCCTTATTTTTGAGATTGAAGGTCTTCTACTTTAGACTCTAAAACCTCAATTCTTTTTTTGAGCAGTGGATACTTCTCAAACCACCTCTGCTCTTGTTTAATAATATCTAATCCAATTTTCTCTTCACACCACTTGTCTACTTTTAGTAGAGTCGGCATCATAAAGTTGAATGCTCCAGTTGTTGCTAACTTAAGCACGATATTCTTTAAAATCGTTAAAATAAATCCAAACATGTAATGTATCCTTGTAGGGATATTTATCTATTCGGGTGCTTTATTGTTACCGATATTGTATTTAGGTGTGAGAATCCATTCCTTTTTCTCTTTAAAAGGAATGATTTTAATCTGTGATAGAGGTGCGGTAGGTTCTTTGATACTGTCAGGATTCAATACTTTAAGTAGGCTCCATTGTTGTAGAAGGTTGATAATGGTATTCCTTCTACCAATATCATTCTCGTCTAGGTTACTAGGTTTACCGTCCAGTATGAATAGTTCTTTGAAGTGGGTTATGTAATACTTCCCACGTTTGTGTAGGATATGGCAAGACTGATATAACTCTTGTTCTTTACGTGACGCTACACCAATCCTAGTGAGAGTCTCACGTATCTTTAAAAAATCGTCTTTTTCGGGGAATGTAACTTCAATTAAGTCTTTGACTTCATTCTCATAACTTTCCATTATCCTTGCCACCTTTTGTCATTCTTTTTTTCAATTCACGAACCTGCTTATCAGTAAGAACTTCCAAATATTCCTTTGCTTTTAAGTTACTTACTTGATAGTAGTCCTTGATTGTATCTAACTTTTTACTAATATAGGGTTTAGACCAAGTTGAAAATCTTTGTCTTTTCCTTAGTATATTTAGATAAAAAAGGTATTGAAGGCGGTTATCTACACCATGACGTATGTTCATTTCATTTGCAAAATAAACTGCGTCTTGGTGATAGGATAATGCTTTATTAGTTATGAATGGTGCATACTGCTTCTCAGCAATATCGTCCACCATAATATCTTTTTTGGTATGGGATACAGATTTAACAAAATCAAACGGATTAGTTTTCTTCATGCAGTGTGACTTCTAAAAGAATCTACAAGGTCTTCACCTTTCAATTCTTCTCCAAATTTGTATACCTCTTTTCCATTTTGTTCTCTTATGGTTACGCCACTGTTATATGTAATATCAGTAACATAACCGTTATCGAGAAATTTTTCGGATTCTTCTGTTTCATAGAACATGGAATACAACCTATGTATTTGTAAGGTATGTACTCCTTTCGCCCACTCTTCTGCTTCGAGAAGTTCTCGTTGACGTTGTACTATTTCATCAAACTCACTCATGCAACGAAATCGTCTCCTTCGTTCCATTCACAACCAGTCAATCCACCAGCTTGAATTGCTTTCAAAGTTCTAAGAACTTCTTGAGCATTTCTACCAGTAGATAATCCATTGACTGATACGTGTTGAATGACTCTATCTTTATCAAAGATAAATGTTGCACGATTACAGACACCTTGTTCTTCATTGACAATGCCAAGTTCAGAAGATAATTTGAGTCCACAATCAGCCGCAAGTGTGTGTTTGATTTCTCTAATAACACCATTCGCTTGTTTCCAAGCAGACTTACAGAATTCATTATCACCTGAAATACCAATCACGTTTGCATGGTCAACTAATATGTCCATACCAGCAATCTCAGTTGGACAGATAAAAGTAAAGTCTTTTGGATAAAAGTAAACTACTGTCCACTCATGTTTGAGTGGCGTATAACCCTCAGCGATTTGAACTTCAACGAAGTCATTGTTAGCGTCAATTCCATTTAATTTTACAGGCGGGAATTGGTCACCTACAGTTAGCATTCCTAACATTACTTACTCCTAAATTTACACTCCGACATAATCTCGGTCAAACATGCAACTAAATTAATTTCAGAATCAGCTGCAAATGCAGTCTTGTACTGATAGTCTGCTATGATTAAAACACATGCAGGTATTGAGGCAGGTTCGAGTTTATGTTCGAGTGCGTTAAAAATCTTTCTATACATTACAGATAAATCATTGTCAGAATTTTCACCGACCCACTTACGCATTTCAGTCCACTTCTTTTCTTTGAGTGTATTTATCAATGGCGTAATCTTCTCTTCTGCAAGAGTAGAAAGTAATCCAGTATCGATTTCACCACCGATACCATATCTTTGAACCTCATTTAGACAACGTCTAAAGTCGGGAAAGAATTTCATGATAAGTTCAGCAAGTACGTCCTTGTTGAACTTGATTTCTTCTAGCGTACATATCTCCATGAGTCTTGCTAAGAACACACTTGCAAGTCTAGGTTTTTCACTACTAGGAATCTTGAAGTCAATCACAGTACATCTTGAATGCAAAGGATTGATAATTCTGTTCTTGAAATTACAAGTCATAATGAACCTGCAATTAGAACTGAACTCTTCAATGAATCCACGCAGAGCAGGTTGCACAGATTCGGCACTAATGTAGTCTGCTTCGTCTAGAATAACTACTTTAGGGCCGCCAGACAAACTGGTGGTGGACGCAAAGTTTTTGATTTTGGTTCTCAAGGTATCAATCAATCTACCTTCATCAGAACCGTTGACAACTATAAAGTCTGCACCTAGTTCATTACAAAGTGCCTTCGCTACAGTTGTTTTACCACAACCTGCAGTACCATTCAACATAAGATTAGGTATCTCACCCGTTTCTACTATGTCTTTGAATGTGGCATACAGGTCACTTGGAAGTATACAGTCGTCAATCTTTTGAGGACGATACTTCTCTACAAATAAAAATTCATTGTTCATAATTTAGTCTCGTTAAAAGGTTGTAAAATCCCCACCGATTTTACGGCGTGACCCACCCTAGTTGTGTGATGAGAAGGGGTCACTCCCGAAAGTATTACAGAGACTGGCATAACACTAACACATTATTATATATGCCTTTAGGCACTATATTTTGAATCAGGTTCCAGTGCAATAAAATACTCTAGGTCAATATCCTTATTCTTGAAATGGGATATACCTTTACTTGATACAGATACTGTATAGTTACCTGCAAGAACTTTTAGGTTCTCAATCTTAAAGTTCATAGAGAACGAAGCACCATTTCCAGTGCCCACGATTCTACTGAACGTGTTTGTAGTCGTGTTCTTTTTATCCTTGACGGTCAATGATATATTTGTACCGTCTGATTCAAGAACCAAATCACTAACACCCAAAACACTTGACGCTTTGTTCAAGTCACTCAATAGTGTGCTACTGATATCGAATACAATTTCTGCCTCTGGCATTGTAATCATTTTCTCAGGTGAAGTTACCATTCCTTCGGAAGCATAGAAATATGACATTGACGAATTGTTATCCGTAATAGTCATAGCTGCATCGTTGAATTGAAAGTCGGGGTCTTCAAATAAAGACGTTGCACCCAAAAATTCAGGCAGGTTATACACAGAAAATCCTTGAGGGAACGATTCATTTACCGTTGCCACTGCAAGAATATTTTTCATATTAGAGATAGTCTCCAATTTGTTTCCAGCACCTACTTTGATGCCAGAGTTTATAGTTGAGAAGTTCTTTAGAACTTCCTTAGTTTCATTACTTATCTTCATCACTTTTTAGTCTCCTATCATGATTGTTTAGAGCAAGGAATCCATAGTGGATTACTTTCAAAAGGTCTGCTCTGTTATACCCATCTTTTTTTCCGTATCGTTGTGCATATTTCATAATGTTCCCGATACAAAATCCCTCACCATGACCACTGTCCATAATAAATTCAGTCGCCTGAAATTGATTATGACTATAGTGTTGGTCATAAGTCTTGTCTATATACGAAGAGAACTCCTTTAAGAGTTCTCTCTCGTTGTATTTGTAATTAATACTCATACCATTATTATATGTCTAGAAGTCAACTTCGTCTAGAGGGTTTTCAGAATTTTCTTCTGAACCCTCTTCAACAACCTCTTCAAAAGGATTAACACCAGCGTCAATCTTAGTGTAGAGGTCAAGGATAGACATTCTAGTCTCTTCATCGAACCTAGATATGCACATCTCAATAGACTTGAGTTTGTCACCAAACATTCTGAAAGCATTCACAATGTGAACCAACCTTCTAGTAGTCACAACATCATCAATCGCACCTTCATAGAAAGTTTTTCTGATAACGTCCGCCCAGTCAACCAACTTCTCACAGAAGTCCATATCAACATCACCACTTAGAGCCATTTCCTTAGAAAGGATTTTTCTCTCAGTCACTACAGGTGGATATTCCTGTTGCATTGTGACCGCAAATCTTTCAAGCATTGCTTCGTTCATGATTTGAGTCCCTACAAACTTACCGTCATCAGAACCTTGTCCTTTGGTATTTGCAGTAGCAAGAATAGTGAAACCTTTAGCAGGAGTAACCCACTCACCAGTTTTCTTGATTAGGTATCCTTTACCCTCAAGAACTGATTGAAGACACATCAACTTGTTTGAACCCAAGTCAACTTCGTCAAGAAGAAGGACAGCGCCTTTTCTCATTGCCTTGATAACAGGGCCTTCTCTGTAGACACTGTTACCA